TTGTAAAAGTTATTGATAGAGAAAACGAACAGGACGGTGTTAAGTTTTGGCGTTTTAAACATAATAGTAAAGGTGAGGGTATTTTAGATAAAATCTTCCCACTATTCAAAAACAAAGGTGATATCACCGATACAAAAAAAGGTCGCGATTTAATTATTACCCTTGGTTTAACCAAAGCGGGTAATGGTAAAGAATATACTGCAATTACATCAATTATTCCTGAAGATATTACTCCATTATCAAATGATAATGATACAGTAAATTCTTGGATTAATGATGAATTAACATGGGCGGATGTTTACTCTAAAAAACCAGAAGAATATCTTGAAATGATTGCTAAAGGTGAAGTTCCAAAATGGGATGTTGAAACTAAAAAATATGTTTCAAATTTATCAGAAGAAACAATTTTAATGTCACCATCAAATTCAAAATCTGAACCAATTGTTGATGTTGACCCACAGGATGACGCTGAGGTTGACGACGAACTTCCATTCTAATTTAATTGAACTTGGACACTTACATAGACACTTACATAGACAAAGTGTCCAAGTTCTTATTTTTTATTCACAAATTACATACAACATAGACAATGGCAAAAATAGCAAAAAAGGAGTTTAACTTTAAAGATAAGTTCTCCACAAAAACAAAATACAAAGAAACTAATTTTTATTTTACTGGAGATTCGTTTTTAAACGCTTGCGGATTACCGGGTCCTGTTATGGGTGGTATTAATATGTTCTTAGGACATAGTAATTCATCTAAAACAACCGCAATGATTTTAGCGGCCGCGGACGCACAAAAAAGAGGCGATTTACCTGTTTTTATTATTACAGAAAAAAAATGGAGTTGGGAACATGCGGTTGAATTAGGATTAAAAGCAACTAAAAATTCAAACGGTGAGTGGGAAGGTGATTTTATATTCAATGATAGTTTCGACTATATTGAACAAGCAACAGATTTTATTAATGATATTTTAGATGCACAAGAAAAAGGTGAAATTCCACATTCAATTTTATTTTGTTGGGATTCAGTCGGTTCAGTACCGTGTAAAATGACATTTGAAGGTAAAGGAGGTAAAATGCACAACGCATCGGCATTATCTGACAAGATTGGAATGGGGATTCATTCAAGAATTTCAAAATCAAAAAAAGAAGATTACCCATATTATAACACAATGATTGTTATTAACCAACCTTGGGTGGATTTACCGGACAATCCATTTGGACAACCCGAAATCAAAGCAAAAGGTGGTGAGGCATTATGGTTAGCATCGTCATTGGTATTCTTATTCGGAAATCAAAAGAAGGCCGGAATCAATCACATCACAGCAACCAAAGGTGGAAGAACAGTATCATATGCAATCAGAACAAAAATCTCTATTTTGAAAAACCACGTAAACGGTATTCAATTTAAAGACGGTAAAATCATTGCTGTCCCTCAAGGATATATTGACGACACAAAAGAAGCTTTAGAAGAATACAAAAAACAATATTCACAATATTGGAACGCAATTCTTTCAGGAACAGGTGAAATAGTTTTAGAAGAGGAAACAGAAGATTCAATTGGAGAGTAATTTTTAACTTATAAATAAAAAAATAAATGTCAGTACTACTTGTTGATGGTGATAATCTATTAACTATTGGTTTTTTTGGTTTAAAAAATCATTTTCACAAAGGAAACCACATTGGAGCACAATATCATTTCATCAACACGTTAAGAAGATTAATTGATGTTCATCGTTTAGATAAGGTCGTTGTATTTTGGGATGGAGAGGAAGGTTCATCATCAAGAAAAAAATTCTACAGTCACTATAAAGAAAATAGGAAAAGTAGGATTAGAACCGAAGAGGAGATGGGGGCATATTCTAATCAAAGAAATAGGGTTAAACAATATTTGGAAGAACTATTTATTAGACAAGGTGAATATGATTTTTGTGAAAGTGATGATAGTATAGCATACTACACTCAAAAATCAGATGAAAATATACTAATTTATTCATCTGACGGAGACCTAACCCAACTTGTATCAGAAAAGACACAATTATTAAATCCTTCACATAATAGAATATATAATTTAAATGATATGTTCGTTTATGACCACGAAGAGATTCTCATACAAAACATTAAACTTGTTAAAATGATGTGTGGAGACCCGTCAGATAATATTGCGGGTATCAAAAATTTAGGTGTTAGGAGATTAATTACTCTTGTACCTGAAATAAAAACACAACCATTAACACTTGAAAATCTAAAAGATAAGTTTAACATCTTATTTGAACAAGATAGACATAACAATTTAATAAAAAACCTAATGACTGGTGTTACTAAACACGGAGTATTAGGTGAGGAGTTTTACAACGTAAATAAACGTATTGTAAGTCTTGATGAACCTTTCCTTACCGAAGAATCAATAGACTCTATAAACTCTCTTATGACTGATGTTATGGACCCTGAAGGTCGTTCTTATAAGAATGCAATGAAGATGATGATGGAGGATGGAATTAGTCTTTTATTACCGAAATCAGATGACGCATGGATTAACTTTCTGAATCCATTTTTAAGACTAACCAGAAAAGAAAAAAATAAAAAATTAATCAAAATAAAAAACAATGACTAATCAAGACGCAACAAAATTTGAATTTTTATTATCTTTAGGTAAAAACATAGTTTGCCAAAGATTTTTTAACGTAAGAGACCATAATTCACAATCCAGACGCTCTATGGATTTACATGAATATGTAAAAGATATTTGTGAAGAAATTTCATATGATTTGAAAACAAAAACTTTGGATTATTTAACCAAAAATCAGGACTATTTTTACGGTTCGAAGACATTGGAATCTTCAGAAAATGACGAAAAAGAATATTTTTTACTAGTATTAAAGCTAGGTGAGGATGTATTTATTCAAAGAATGTTTCCTTCTAATATCTTTCACCCAAAAGTTAGGTATACGGTGGACATTCGACCAAACCTGAAGAGATATTTATCAGATTTAACTGCAATTTTATCTTCCGAGGAATTGGAAACAACATATTTAAATTATCAACTATAAAAAAAATAAATTATGACAGAAAAGAACTTTGGATTTCTCGGAGCATCATTCCAGCAAGCTTTAATTAAATCAATTATTGAAGACAAAAAATATGGCGAGCAAATTATTGATGTAATCGATAGCAAGTACTTTGATAACAATTCCTTTAGATTTATTATTCAGAATATTAAGGAGCATTTTACCAAATATAGTAAGATACCTAATTATGATACACTATCTCAACAAATTGTATTAGAGTTAAAATCACAAGAAAACGCAAGAATACATTTGGACACCATATTGGGTATTAAGGACAATACTCAAGATTCTTCTCTTGTAAAGGATGAAGCTTTAAATTTTTGTAAACAACAAAATTTAAAAAAAGAGTTAAAAAGGGTAAATCAAATTATCGATAACGGTACATTTCAAGAATATAGTACCATTGAAGGTATCATTCAGAAAGCAATGCAAGTTGGATTACCACCCGAAGAATCTATGGATGTGTTTCATAATATCGATGAGGCATTAGAAAAGGACAATAGACACCCAATACCAACCGGAATTGATGGATTGGATGGTATGTTAAAAGGAGGATTAGGTAGAGGTGAATTAGGTGTTGTTTTAGCACCAACAGGAACAGGTAAAACAACATTACTCACACTTTTTTCTAATACGGCTTATAACTACGATTTCAATGTTCTTCAAATATTTTTTGAAGATAACCCATCAAATATTAAAAGAAAACATTATACAATTTGGTCAGGTATTGAGCCGGACGAACAACCAAACAACAAAGATGAAGTAAAACAAAAAGTTGAAGAGGTTAGGTCTAGATGTACTGGTTCTTTGAGTATAGTAAAATTACCAAGTGATTCTGTTACTATTTCTGAAATTAAAACAAGAATTAGAAAACACATTTCTGATGGTAAAAAGATTGACCTTTTAGTTATTGACTATGTTGATTGTATAACACCAGAAAGGTCAGTAAATGGTGATGAATGGAAAGGTGAGGGTTCTATTATGAGAAGTCTTGAATCGATGACAAGTGAGTTCGATATTGCTATATGGACGGCAACCCAAGGTAACAGGGATTCGATATCATCGGAAGTTGTTACTACTGACCAAATGGGTGGTTCAATCAAAAAAGCACAAATTGGTCACGTTGTTTTATCGGTTGGTAAAACTTTAGAACAAAAGGAACACAATTTGGCAACTATGACTTTATTAAAGTCTAGAATTGGTCAAGATGGTGTGATTTGGCAAAACTGTACATTCGACAATAAATTTTTGATTATCAATACAGAATCACAAAACACATTACTTGGACATAAAGAAGATGTTCAGAAAGACAATGCCACACGAGCTAAAGAGGCGTTTATGAAAAGACAAACGACCTTAAATCGTTAAAAATAAATAAAAATAAAAAAAACAAAAATATAATTAATTAATATGGACGAATCACAAAAAATTTTATCAGATTTAACAGTATACATGAAGTACGCTAAATATGTTCCCGAATTACAGAGAAGAGAAACGTGGGATGAACTGGTAACGAGAAATATGAATATGCACATTAAAAAATTTCCTAAATTAAAAAAGGAAATTAAAGATGTATACAAATATGTTTATGATAAAAAAGTTTTACCTTCAATGAGGTCAATGCAATTTGGCGGTAAACCAATTGAGATTTCACCAAATAGAATTTATAACTGTGCTTACTTACCAATAGACCATTTAGATGCGTTTTCTGAAGCAATGTTTTTATTGTTAGGTGGAACGGGTGTTGGGTATTCGGTACAAAAACACCACGTTGAAAAATTACCCGAGATTAGAAAACCAAATCCAAACAGAACCAGAAGATTTTTAATTGGAGATTCAATCGAAGGATGGGCGGATGCAATTAAAGTATTATTTAAATCATACTTTGGAGAACAAGTATCAACTCCTGAATTTGATTTTTCGGATATTAGACCAAAAGGTGCTCAACTTGTAACATCAGGTGGTAAAGCACCGGGACCTCAACCATTGAAAGACTGTTTACATAAACTACAAGGTATGTTAAGTGCGAAAGAGGATGGAAACAAACTAACACCAATTGAAGTTCATGACATGGTTTGTCATATCGCAGATGCGGTATTGGCAGGAGGTATTAGAAGAGCAGCATTAATCTCATTATTCTCCGCTGATGACCATGAAATGATTGCATGTAAATCAGGTGCATGGTGGGAACAAAATCCACAAAGAGGTAGAGCAAATAACTCTGCAACATTAGTAAGACATAAAATCACAAAAGATTTCTTTATGGAATTGTGGAAGAGAGTTGAGGCATCAGGAGCGGGCGAACCTGGAATTTATCTAACAAACGATAAAGATTGGGGAACCAATCCTTCATTAAGAGCGGGTACTAAAGTTTTAACAACAGAAGGAATTTTTCCGATAGAAGAATTGGAAGGTAAAGAATTTAAAGTTAAAAATTTAAATGGTCAAATATCGGATGCCAAATGTTGGTTATCGGGAGTAAATAAACAACTACACAAATTAACTTTGGAAGATGGTACTGAATATTTTGCGACACCAGAACACGAATGGCCTGTTTGGGATGGTTCAAAGTATGTTAAAGTAAAAACACCTGAATTAATGAATGGAGATGAATTACCAATAATTAGAGAAAATACTTTGTTCGACGGTGATTTAGGTACTTACGATGATGGATTTTTGTGTGGATGGATTATTGGAGATGGATGGGTTTCTAATAGAAAAGAATATTTAGAATACGGTATGATAGTTTCGGATACTGACGACGAATCAAATATTTCTGAAAAATTGATTAACACAATTAAAGAAAATGTTCATAGCTTCAGTGGAAATTTCAAAAAAAGATATAAAAATAATTTTGGAATTGAGGAAGAAGAGTCTCAAATAGTATTAATAGATACTAATACGAAAGAAATTAGTATTAATAATAAGAGTGTTTATGAATACTTATCTAAATTTGGAACTTTAAATAAATCAGAAGGATTACCTAAATCTATTTGGGTTAACGGAAGTGAAAATTATAGAAAAGGAATTATAGATGGATTATTTAGTTCTGATGGTAATGTATCTAAAAATCAAAAAAGAATTACATTAACTACAAAACATTTTAAATTAGCAAACGATGTTTCGGAATTATTAGGGTTTTATGGTATTAAATCTAAAATTAAAAAATCCTCCACTAAATTAGAAGGTTATGATTCTGAATTCGTAAGATATGATTTGAGAATATGTGAAACGGCATCAATTAAACATTTCAGAGAAATATTTAAATTAACCAATAAATATAAACAAGATATATTAGATAGTTATGAATTTAGATATAATATATTTGATAGAAAACAAATTAAAGTAGAATCCGTTGAATTAACGGATATCTACGAAGATGTTTGGGATATTTCAGTTTTTGATGAAACACATTGTTTTCAAATATCTAAAGTTATTACAGGAAACTGTTGTGAAATTGCATTAAGACCAA